TGAGCCTTTGCGGGTACCGGGTGGGAAACGACGCCATTGGCGACGCTGCTGGTTCGAGAACTGAGTGCATTCGGCATGGGATCCTCCTTTTAGCCGTTTCGGTTGATTTGGTTTTTCTCGAGCTCGGCCATGCGCGCCCGGAGCTCTTCATGGGCCTGGGTAAGAGCCTTGTTGATGAGTAAAAGGGCCTGGCATTGGCCCTGATTCCAACGCAATTCGACCTCGTCTTTTATGGCGGAGGACCGATTGACGCCGGCAGCATAACAGCCACCGAGCCAGTTGGTGAAGATTTTGAAATTCAGGTCGGATTCGAGGTAAATTACGCTTTTCAGAACCTGGTCATCCGGCCGCATTAAAGGGTTAGGAGTGCGTGGCTTATCCAACGTGTATAGCTCCTTTCCTCACGGGTTGATGGAGGTTGAAATCCTGACCCGATACGGGCTCGCCTCCGGGGCCTAGAATACGGGGTTGATCCAGCAGTGTGGGGCTGCCGGGCGCTGGAGGGGACGGCTGGCCGTTCCCGGGAAGTACCGGTCCGGCCTGGGGGGGTTGCGGCGGCGCTTCCGGGACCACCTTTTCCGGATCCAGCTCCAGCGCCCGGGCAGTATCTTTCAGGAGGTAGCGCCGGCCATCGCTCCCCATGATCTGGAAGTCGATGTTGTTTTGGGTCGCCCGCATGAATTCGGACCTGCGGACTGCTTGCTGTTCTTTGGCGATGAGAGAGGAAGAGCCGGTCGCCTTGACCTTGTAATCTCCGACCAGGGCGGCGTTCTCGACCTTCTGAATGTTGCGGTAATACTTGTACTTCACGACCGGCTCGATCATGTGCTGATCGATCGTCCGGATGATGCCCTTGATTCCCCTGGAGGCCGCGGTCATGAGCATTGAGAGGCCGCTGGCCGTGTCCCCTCCGCCGCCGACGTGCGGATCACCGTGGGCATAGGCGGGGATCCCCGAATCCTCGTCCATCATTTTCCGAAACTGTTCGAAGACATCCATCAGCTTGTCGGCGATGAACGGAATGCTCCAGATCTGAATCGCTGGCGCGCCGGTTGCCATGGTGTCGTTATTGGATCTCCATACCCGATTCGGCGCGGGATCTCCGGCTCCCGGTACCCGGTCCTCGTTGATCTCGACCATGGGGCCGGCGGCAAAGCCGATATTATTGACGATGTGGCGGGCGACCGCGTTAGCCGAATCCTGAATGTGATCGATGACCTGGGGGAGGCCTCGCGCCCAATAGCAGTTTCCGTCCGTCTCATCGAATCCGGCCTTGTAGTAGGGCCTTTCTCCGAGTGGATCCGGGTTGAGCATGGCCTTAATGACGTAGTTTCCGATCAACCAGACGCAAACGTGATAGAAGGAAAAGGGATCCGGGACCTCTTTGATGCTCATTCCCCATTGAAGTAGGACCTTCCCCTGGACCTCTCCCCAAAAGACGAGGACGTCGATCTTGGTCGTATCGTGGATCACCATCTGATCGCGGTGTTCGACCTCGGCGCGCTGCGTGTCGATCGCGGTCCATTCTCGGAGCCCGTTCTGGCCGTACAGCTCGAGGACCTTGTCGATCGCTTCGCTGTCGAAAGTGGGGACGCCGCGGAGCTCCTGGAGCTGGACCCCGTTGAGAGAAGTTTTCTCAATGAGATAGCCGTCGTTGATGCCGGTCGCATCCGGAGCCGGGTATATATCCAGAGGATTGACTTTCTCGTATTCGCCGCGGATCTCTTCGACGGTGTCGAGGCGTTTTTTGCCGGTCTTGGGATCGGAGACGAGCTTCTGCACTTTCACCTTGCGGTAGATGGGACCTTTGATAAAGCCGGTATGGAGGATGATGTCGGGGATGGCGTCGGCCAGGGCGGTGTAGAATCCGCCTTCGGTCAATTCGTCATCGATCTTGGCCTCCATTTTCTTGGCGATTTCCTTGGCCTCGTCGTTGATCTCCTTTTCCAAGTGCTCGAGGATGTCGGGCATTTCCTCCTTGAGGATTGCCGGGATGATTTCCATGGGGATCTGTTGGCCGGTCGCTGCGGATTGCTGCATGATCTCGCCCATGCGTTGCTGGAGAAGTTTCACTTCCGCGTGCTGCCTTACCCACTCGGGTACCTCGGGTACCGGCGTCGGCTCGATCTGCCAGGGCTTGCAGCCAGGCTGAAAGATGATGTCTTTGATCCAGTCCTTGGCGTCGCGGCATTTCCGGTCGGTGAGCTTCATGAAAACTTCGGAGGATTTCATTGAGCGGATCGCGGCGAGCTTCTGCGGGTCGTAGATCCCCTCTTTCTGGCGGAGGTTCTTTAGGATCTGTTGCTCGTGGATGATCTTGGCGCGTTTGGCCTGTTCCCAACAGGTGCGGATATGGGAGGCCAGGCCCGTAACGACGGAGTTTTCCGTGCCGGCCTGGACATCCCGGATTGCGGCCTGGGTGTCAGCCTCTTTTTTCTTTTTGGCGTCGAGCTCCGCGTTGCTTAGAACCTGTAGCATTTCCTTATCCGATTCCCCCCAGGCGAAATTGGATGACCGGGTTACTTCCCGCCCGCATGGCCCTTATGCTTGAACCAATTAACTCGGGCTTCCGATTCCTGCACCTTCTCTTCGCTCGGTTTCTTCGGTCCGTACCACTCCAGGACCTTGCCCGAGCCGATCGAGACCAGGCAGTATTCCTGACGGCCGGTGTTGGGATTCATCCGTTTATCCAGCATGGCCGGGGGCCATTTCAGACATCCGCATTTTTGTTATGCCCATCCTGCCACGGGGATTTCCTGCTCGGCGTCGCCGAACATTCTTCCCGCGGAATTGTTCACCTGCATATCCCAGGCGACCAGGAGGAAACGAAAGCCATTGATGGCATAAAACTTATACTCCGGGTGTTCTTTTTCCAGATCCGCCGCGGTCATGTCCCGGAGCTGATCCCGGAGGACGCTTCCGGGCATTTCGATGGCTTTGGCGCCGGCCAGGCGCCGGATGACATCTTTCCCCATGATGAAATCAGAGGCAAAAGGGGAATGGAGGAGACGGGTGTCCCGGTTTCCGAGGCGGACGCGGATCTGCCGGTTGAACTCGAAATCAAATCCCCTCCAATGAGGGTGTTGCCTGTCGGTGTAAAACCTTTGAAAGCGCATCTCGGCCGCCCGGTTGTAGGCATCGGTCATGAGATCGACTGCGTTCGGGTAATGTTTTTCGTAGACCAGCATGAGGGAATTTTCGACTCCGAACTTCGTGCCGTAATAGAGTCCGAGGACGCAGAGGTACCCGGGAACAGAGCGGATGGGCCAGGAGATCCCTGCCCGCAGCTCTGTAAAGGCCTTGGTGAACTCCTGGTTGTTATCTTTGTTAAGGAAGGTTAGGGCTAAGTGCCCGGTCAATTCCCTTCGCGCTTTTTTGAATTCGGGCATGCTGGTCATAGAAACTCCGGAAAGAGGGCGTTGGCGAAGGTTGCCCGGGCCATCGCCTCATAGTTGAAAGCGTGTCTAAAGTGGTCGGGTCCCAATCTCACATAGACGTACCGCTTTCAGCCCGTCTCTTCATCCTCCTCCAGGCGCTTGGCGACATTGTGAAGGTGCTGTGCGAATTCCTCGATAATCGGAGTCCTTCTGGGAAGTACGACGGTACCGCCCTTGTTAACATCCGGGGCGGAGTCGATAATCTGGGAGTGGGAGGCATCGAGGCTTTCCGTCCGGTTGGAGCTCACGGTCCAATCGGCATCGTTCCACTTGTAGGAGCCTTTCTGATGCTCGTTATAGAAATTCAGGAAAACCTTGCCGGCGAATTTTCGGGCCAGGTCCCGGGCCTTATTTGTATCGGGCATGCCGTCGATTATGCAGCGGTAGACGTTGAAAGCCTTGATGAGGTCCCCGAGCTTATCCCAATCTTTGTAAATTCCCAGGTGGATGATCTGGCCGGCCCGCCCTGGATGTTGCTTACCGATCACCGTATGGAGGTCTTTGCCTTGGTCAACACCCATGGAGCAAGGGCCCGGGTCCGATTCGGAGATACCATCAGACCCGCAGAGCGCGTAGACCGCCTCCAGAGAGATCCGGTGGGTCGCTTCGACCCAGGGGATCCCGATCTTGAGGTTGTAGAAGTCAGTGAGGTTTTGCGTGGTTCTGAATTGGTGAAGAATGTCCTTGGGGTCCACGAACTGGCTGAAGAGTTGCGAGTAATGATAGCCCCTCTTGTCCTGGATCGAATCCCTCTTGGCGACCCAAACGCCATTCGCGGGGTTAAGCTCGCTCTTGCACTTTTCGCAGGCTCGGATGACCTTTCCATCCGGCAGTTCCACGAGACAAGCTGGGAAGGTATCCTCAAGGCACGTGTAATGCCCACATTGGGGGCATTTTAGATTCCAATAACGCTGATCTGTCTCCTGGAAGGCTTTATCGATGCCATAGTCAGGAAGGGTGGGGTTCGATAATTTAAGGGTTTCCTTGACCTCTGAATGGCCCATCCTTTCCATGGCCATATCGACGGCGTATTGGGGGGCTTCGTCGAGCTCGTCGAAGATTACGAAGTCAACGGGGATGGATTTGAGGCCTACCCTTGATTTCATTCCGCGCAGGTAAAGGAAAGTGTTTCCAATCCGCTTGATATTGGCCGCATCGGTGTCTTTGATCCAGCTCCCGATGGTCGCT